CATTCTTGTAATATGTATATGATAATTATTTCCACAATCCTACCACAATCAGAAGTCCTTGAGCATAGAAGAACAGTAATACTGAACCTATACAAGCACTAATGAGTGAGGCAGTTTTGTTGTGTTTATCGATTGCTTTATCGATCATCTCCTGACACTGTTTTTCTGTAATACAGTTATGAGACATAATCACCTAATTTCAAAATCAAGTTTTTTTACCTTTCGGTTTCTTCTCTCCTCCTGATACATCAAATCTTGAGAAGACAGAACACCTTTTTGTTTAATGTTCTTTTGTGAGTTTATCATGACGACTTTATTTAAGTCAACTGCAGAAATTTTTTCTCCAATGACTGTCATCATGTTAGGACATCCACACGACTGTGTTTTATTAGTACTGTGGATCTCTGTGTTACATTGTTTGCACCTTACTATCAACATGATAGTATAACCTCTTTACTAAAGTAAATTCTTTAATCATTTGATATATCCGTTCTCAACTAACCATTCTCTTGTCATTGGAGTGGGAGGATATATTTCCCACATCTTACCTTCTGCACATGCGGCAAGTGCATTTGCGGTTACTGCTTCAGTTCTACCTGCCCAACCTGCTTCTGCTTCCCAGGGAACAGCAGACTTTGGATATGTTCTCTCTGCCATCTCTCTCCAGATAGCAGGAATCTCTTCTTCTGGAAGAATGATAGCAATCATACTGTTATCAATGGTTCCTGCCATACAGTCTTGAGCAGCATGCCAACCTTCATGTCTCATCACACTCATCAATACACCTTCTTTGTGCATGAAGTTAGTGTTGAGGAAAAAGTTGTTAGTTACTGTATGATATACACCCCTATGACCTGGTGGAAAGTATTTCTCATCCGCTAGAAAAACTTTAACTCCGATCTGATCAAGGGCCCGGACAATTGAATCAAACTCAGAAGCGACATTACTATAACTATCACTAGGATAATACTTTTGAATGTCTCTAATTGATCTGACTTGTTGAATATCATCAGTACATTCCCCAAGCAACATACATCCCATAGAGTCATGTGTCTTCCAACCCTTCACTTCAGGGTCAGCCATCACTGGAGTAGTAAGAACCACTGATGACAATAGTGCAGCAAATAATTTTTTCATTGTTGATAATCAAATTTCAATAAGAAATTAATCTCTAGTCTATGTAGGAGTGTTTTCTAGTTTCTTTGTCTTGAAGTATAACTTATAGTACCTTCTTTTCATCTCATCAAGAGTATTCATATCATCCTCAAATCCCATGTATTTGAGGTGTTGATATGTGCCTTCCATCTCACTAATAAGTAAAAGGAGATTCGTGGTCTCTACTGGACGACCACCAAATGAATATTCTGGAAGACTCATAAAAATAAAAAACAACGCCCCGTGGAGGATTCGCACCCCCGGCCGCAAACTTAGAAGGTTCGTGCTCTGTCTCCTGAGCTAACGGGGCATGTGACAATCATATCAAAAACTGATCAGATTGTCAAGTGGGTTTAGTCAGGTTCGAACTGACGACTTACAGGTTAAAAGCCCGCTACTCTACCAACTGAGTTATAAACCCGTGAAATGGGCAGGGTTGGATTTGAACCAACGTAGGCAGAGCCAAAAGTTTTACAGACTTCTTCCATTAACCACTCGGACACCTACCCAATTGGGACAATCATACCAGAGAAGGAGATGATTGTCAATGGAGAATAACGGACTCGAACCGTTGACATCCTGCTTGCAAAGCAGGCGCTCTACCAACTGAGCTAATTCCCCGAGTCGGAGTGGCAGGGATCGAACCTGCGACCCTCGCTTCCCAAAAGCGATGCGCTACCGCTGCGCTACACTCCGTAGTTGACAGACTTATTATAGTCTGTCGTGTGAACTGTAAACTCAACCAAGAGAAAGTTCTTTGATCTCCAACTCATGCTCTACACCAAATCTTTCATTCATCTCTTCATAAGTAGTTTTTTTGAATTCCCACTTCTTTGCAAGTTCTAAAAGACGAGGCATTTCATTATCCTTCATCTTTTCAACGTAATCCTCCGCATCCTTTAACGTAAGGAAAGTCTTAGTGAGGTCTGAGTCCAACATAGGAATTTCAAAGCTATCAAAATCATTGTTTTCATACTGGATTTCAAAAACTAAATAAACTGAAGTCATGGTTGGTTTCCTTTGTATGTATGTAGTATGTCATGAATTGGGGTACAGGTCAACCCCCCTTGTGCCACTACGTCAACTGACACAAGACCAGTTTCGAAAGGCTAATTCGGCAAACTGGCCCACTAGGACTCGAACCTAGGACATTCTGATTAACAGTCAGACGCTTCTACCAACTGAGCTATAGGCCATTACGTTGTTCGTGATGTATTTCTCGATGACAATTGGCGCATACAAGAATACATTTATCTGCTTCTGCCTTCTGTTTTTCGATGGCAGTAGTGGTCCCAAGATTTTTTGATTCCTTAGTTGTGGGGTCTAAATGGTGAAACTCAAGAGCAGCAATACACTTGTCGTAACCACATCGTTCACATTTACCACCTTTATATTCTACCAGAAGTAACTTATTTTGCTTGCGTCTTTTGAGGACACTTGCTTTGTTTGCTTCTCTTCGATCAGCATAAGTTCTGGTTTCCATTGGTAGAAAAAACATATTCTACCAATATTTATAAGGTAGAACATTACAGTTCTACCAACGCCCCGTGGAGGATTCGCACCCCCGACCGCATTCTTAGAAGGAACGTGCTCTACCAACTGAGCTATAGAGGAATAATGGTAGTTCCTATCGCCGCTAATCCTGAACTACCAAGGGGATCACCGCAGTGGTCTCTCAACCACCCTTATAATATAGACTACTCTGAGGTCTTTGTCAAGTGACTCAGTTATATCAATACCATTTTCTTACTATAATCATATGCATACTGTTCACGATATCCTTTGATCCCCCATCCTAACCAGTAATATGCATGTGACATATACTGAGGAATAGTATCTCCATGTCCTTCAAACTCAGGGAGGACACGTTGGAAGATTGGTTCATTAACCATCCAACGAACTTGACCTTCTAAACTACTAGGATCACACTGATATCTAGCACAGAAATTTCCGAGACCTTTATACCGTCCAATACTAGTCCACTGAATCAACCCATAACCACCCCTTCTACATTGATTATATGGAACTCTTGCGCCACCTTCACAAACGTTAGGTACAAAGTTAGACTCTTGCTTAATGTTACCTAAAATAGCAGCAAGGGCATTTTTATCAGAAATATTCGTTTTTTCTTGTATCTGCTCCAACACGTATTTCTCATTAGGAGTACATGTTGGACATTTCCAGGTTTTCGTTTCAACTTCCAGTTCAATGATTTTTGATGAATCTCCAACATTTCCTACTACAGGGATTGGTGATCCACTCATCAACTCAGCATGTGTACTGGTACAACCAAGTACTGCTAATGAAGCTGTTGTGACAGCGAAAATCTTTTTTAAAAACATTAAACCAAACAGAACTCTACATCCCAATAGAAGAGGGGTGTACCGCAACCATCTCTGGGGGCATCTTCCTGGGCTCTAAATTGAACTTCATATTCTCATAATAAAAAACCCACAAAGTGGGTTTTGACATAATACCAGAATATTTATAGATTGTCAAATATTAGGGTTTAAAAATACGCCCCCAACCATCCTTTCCATTTGGGCACCAGCGAACTGCTAGCTCCGATTTCTTGTAGACGGCACCTCTTCCATTATACACATCAGAAGAATATCCGTCGTTAAGAGAACCATAAGGATCATTCACAACATAATCTTCTCCTTTCTTACCAATCACTACACACATATGTCCCCCTCTTGGAGCAGATAAAGGACCACGATGTAAGATACCAATCACTACTGGACGACCAAGTGCTAACTCAGTATCTAAATCATTAAATGTAAGATCATAATGGAACGATGATTTCAAACCATACATGTTCAATACTTTAGTTTGAACTGCATGATCGGTTGTATCACCAACATTGAATACTTTCTCTACATAAGAATCATCTCCTTTGGCACCTTTGAGTGTTCCTGGTTTGAAATACTCAAGGACCATAGCACAGGAAGATGAGTTACAAGTACGTTCGCCGTCTCTATAGTTGTCAGTCTGTGGAAAGTATGGAACTTCCAATACAGATGACTTTGGTTTCTGTCTGAATAGTTTGACCCATTCAGAATCATCAGACAGAAACTCTGCTGGCAAATTATCTTCCAGACATTGAACAGCAGCAACATGCTGCTGATTATCTTCAGAATAATACTTGAAGAAGTTGTGCAAATCGACGTTCATATATTGCCGATAAAGTGGCACAATATTTAGATGATATTATAGCAAATTTTTGCTTCTCCCTGTGATGGAGGAGCAATCTGAGAAAATGCTCCATAAGAAAGATCCAAATCCCTTCCCCGAATATACGGGCCACGATCATTCACACGAACGACCACAGAAGCACCATTACGTTGATTGGTAACCTTCAGTTTAGTACCAAAGGGCAACCATCGATGAGCAACTGTACGACCATATGCATTATACCTCTCTCCATTGGCAGTGGTATTCCCATGAAATCCATCACCGACACCATAATGAGATGCATAACCACAAGTCGCCGCACTTGCCTGTAAAGGAAGTGCAGCGACCATGGAAACTGATGCTGTAAGTAAATATTTAAGCATTAAGTAAAAACTGAAATCTACATTCATCTCTTGCCTTAAGGCATGGATGACTCAAAGTAATCCTTGCGGTAGTACCTGCCAAGAATGTTGCTATTATAGAAGGCAGGTGTACCATCTGTCAAGGCTTCTGTCAGAACATTATGAAGAAAGAGCTGACGGGTCTCTTCATAGTTAGTTCTACCAGGAGTCTCATGTAGACTCAGAATTTCTCTACTAAAAGCGTCCCGCCCGTACTTTGCAACATCCGCCTTAAGTTCATCAGAACTTCCGAAGTAGTTACGCCAGTTGCTCTCAGACGTAACTTTTCTCCGTTTGGTAGTTCCACCAGTATCTCTAGGCTTTCGTTTTTGCCAGAAATACTTTCTTCCGATGTACGAACGGTTGGTGGCGCTACAGGTAATACGGTAAACAAAACCATAGTAGTCCCCAATATCGCTCCCGTCAAAGACGCTGCCACGATAGATCCAGGGATTTGAATATTCTTTATTCTTTGCCACATATTCATGATGATCTCTCCTTATTTATTCGTTCCCAGGTGTAGACTCCATCGTTCCAGTCTCCATCCCACGGGTCTGGAAATGCATTTCCCAGTCGCGTCTCATCGCTCCCAATGCCCAAGCGTCCGTCAGTTTCTTGGGTCCCTCGGTCAACAACTGGATTTGAAATGCTGATAGACCAGCCTTCCTCTCCAAATACTCCCTCCTCCATGATCTCTGCTTTGGGTCGATTTTGTTCATCTTCCTTTTCCCAGATTTCTCCAATGTGTTTGACTTGTTTATCGATGGATGCCATCTCCATCTCCACTCTACCATCAATCCACTTTTCACGCAACCACTCCAAAATACCAAGGGCAAGATGATTGATGGGGAACTTTTGTTTGTTCGCCCATCTCTTGCTCTTGGTATACCAGTTATCTTCGCCACCCCAGTGGTGTTCAAACTTATAGCTGAAATCCTGCGAAGGTGTCTTTTTTGACATCTTGTTTAATGCCTCCAACGATATACGACTCAACTTCTGTTTCTTGCGGGGCAACTTGAAGACCCTTAGAAGAGATCCAATGTTGAGTCCAAGGGAGAGGATTATTCTTGGCGGCAACATCATACACAGGTTTCAGACCAATAGCCTTCATACGGCGATTAGCAATCCACTCAACATATCTTTGAAGAAGAACATCGTTCAGACCAATCATTGATCCATCACGGAATAGATAGTCTGCCCACTTCTTCTCTTCGTTTACTGCACGGTCAAACATTGCGTAGACCCACTCTTCTTCTTCCTTAGCAATCTGTTTCATCTCAGGATCATCACCATCTCTCCACTTATTCAGAATGTTCTGAGTAATGGCCAAGTGTTGATTCTCATCTCTTGCGATTAGTGAAATGATTTTCGATGATCCTTCCATGAGTTTAAGTTCGCCAAAGGCGAAAGAACAAGCAAAACTAACGTAGAACCGAATACCCTCAAGAATGTTAACGTTTGCGACTGCTCTATAGAGTTTTCTTTTGACGTTTTTAATATCTTCCTTTGATGTATATGTGTCACGGAAATCTTCTTTCCACATATTACCGTTACCCCATTGTTGGGCACTATTAATAAAGTCATCATAGGACTCAGTAACACTTGAAGCCCTTTCAAGGATACGTGGGTCATTGATAATATGATCAAAGATATCACTAGGATCAGGATATACATTCTTAATGATGTATGTGTAGGAACGACTATGGATCATTTCCATAAATCCCCAGACTTCCATACAAGCTTCCAGTTCAGGTAAGGAACAGTAAGGAATAAAGGCCATACCAGGACCACGACCCTGAACAGAGTCCAACATAATCTGATACTTCAGGTTAGAAGTATAGATATGCTTTTGTTCTGGACGAAGTAACTGATAGTCTGCCCTATCTTTCTGGAGAGAAACTTCCTCTGGTCTCCAGAAATACCCCAGTTGTTGAGTTGTTAGTTTCTCAAAAACTGGATACTTATATGAATCGTATCTTTGTATTCCTAATGGTTTACCAAAGAACATTGGTTGTTTTTTAGTATCAACCTGTTCAGTATTAAAAACTGTCATTCCCTGAATAGTCTTATCATCATTATTATACTTTTTACTTGCTACGAAATCGTACTGCATTTACGCCTCTAGTCTAAATTTTACAGCTTTCACAATCATCCTCATCGGACTCCATAATATCATTTAGGAGATTTTGAAGTTCAGGAGTTTCCTCTGGTGCTTCATCAGTCTTGATGTCATATGTATTCTGATAATAACTAGTCTTCCACCCCAACTTGTATGTTGTCAAGAAGTCTTGTGCCATTACAGAGACTGGGACTTCGTTATCAGGATAGTTCTCAGGGTTATAAGACCAGTTACCACTGATGGCTTGGTCAAAGAACTTCTGCATCACTGCTACAATATTGATATAACCACGATTAGAAGCCATGTTCCAAAGAAGAGTATAATTGTTTTTAAGAGAACCATACTGTGGGACAATCTGCTTAAGCGGACCCTTTTTGCTCTTCTTAATGGACAGATAGTCTCTAGGTGGCTCAATTCCATTTGTTGCGTTTGACACAACGGAACTACTTTCTGATGGCATCTGAGCAGACAGTGTTGAGTGCCTAAGTCCGTAGGTGGATATAGATGATCGTAGACTCTCCCAATCATGTTGTAACTCCTGTGATGAAACTTCATCCACATCTTTTTTATATGTGTCAATAGGAAGAATCCCGTCCGAATACTTCGTTCTACCAAAATATTCACAATGTCCTTTTTCTTTAGCAAGTTCATTTGAAGACTTCAAAAGATAATACTGGAAGGATTCTGAGAGTTGATGAACGGCATCCCATGCCTCTTGACTGTCGTAATTATGCCCCAGTTTAGCCAGATAGTGTGCAAGACCAATGAAACCTACACCAAGGGATCTACGGGCCTTTGTAGCTATCTCTGCGGCCCTTACAGGATACTCCTGATAGTCTATCAGTTCTTCCAGACCACGGACTGAAAGATCACACAAATCTTCGAGTTCTTCATCAGAACGAATCTTGCCCACATTAACTGCAGACAGAATACATAAAGCAATCTCACCATCACCATCAATATGCTCAAGAGGATCTGTAGGTAGAGTAATCTCCTGACACAGGTTACTCATATAAACCTTATCCTTAAAGGAAGAGTGACTATTACAGTGATCGATGTTCATAAGATACAAACGACCAGTCTCTGCTCTCTCCTTCAGAATATCTAAGATAAGTTCTTGTGCCCCGACAGTCTTTCTTGGAATAGACTCATCTGATTCATAACCCACATAGCAATCGTCAAATGAATCAGTACCAAAAGCATCATAGAGACCTGGTACGTCATGCGGTGAGAAGAGGCTAATCTCTCCATTCTGGATGAAACGTTCGTAGAAAAGTTTTGAAATTTGGATTGAGTAGTCAAGTTTCCTCACTCGATTGTCGTCTGTACCTTTGTTGTTCTTGAGAACAATAATGTCTTCTATTTCTTGGTGCCAGATTGGGAAGTGGACTGTTGCTGATCCACCACGAATCCCATTTTGCGTGCAGCATCGTACAGTTGATTCAAATTTTTTAAGGAAAGGAACAACACCTGTGTGTTGAACTTCTCCACCTCTGATTTTAGCGTTGATGCCACGGATTCGACCTGCGTTGATACCGATACCCGCCCTTTGTGCAACGTATCTGCCAATAGCCATATCAGAGCTAAAGATAGAATCGAGGGAGTCATCAACATCAACAAGAACACAAGAAGCAAATTGTCTAAGTGGTGTTCTAACTCCTGCCATGATGGGAGTGGGGATGTTGATTCGGTGTTTGGAGACTGCGTTGTAGTATCTCTTGACATAATCTAGACGGGTCTCCTTTGAGTAATCCTGAAAGATGGTAAGGGCAATCATGATATACATGAACTGAGGAGATTCAAATACCTCACCAGTACTGCGATCCTGAATCAAATACTTATCTACCACCTGGCGAAGACCAGCATAGGTAAACAACATGTCACGATCATGGTAGATAAAAGTATTTACCTTATCAATCTCTTCAAGAGAATACTTTTCAAAAATCTGTTTATCGTAATGATCATTATATGCACACTTCTGAATGTGATCTCTCAGACTAGGTGCATCACCTTTCTTATTCTGAAAGACTTGCTTACGAAGAGTGAAGAGAAGAAGACGTGCAGCAACGAACTGATAGTTTGGATGTTCCAAATCAATCAGGTCACTGGCACTACGGATAAGAATATCTTGAATCTCATCAGTAGTAATACCATCGTAGAACTGAATACCAGATGTCATCTCTACCTGTGATGCTGAGACTCCTGCAAGGTCTTTACATGCCTCATCAACCATGAGATGCATTTTGTCCAGGTCTAGTTTCTCTACATCACCATTTCTTTTTTGTACCTTGATACCGTTACTCATACTCTCTTCCAGGTTGTAAACTTAAGTTTTGCTTCTAATCCTTGATAGGTGTTCTTCTCTACCACCTCTTTCACATTATGACCACATAGGATCATATCATTAATATCTTTCTCCTTAATGTTAGATGGCCATATGACTATCCTTTCCCCACTATCAATTTGTTTTGAGATTCGATCAACGATTTGTTTGTTTCTTGGTTCGTTGTCATAGACGTATATGAATTGATAATCAATAGTGCTGAGGTCAACATCACTACCACACATAGCAATAGCGTTGGATAAGAAAGTGGAGTCAAATGGTCCTTCTGTGACATAAATTGGATTCTCCTTGTCAATTGTATCAAGGCCATACACCTTGAGTTCATCCTCTTCCAACATAATGGTTAAGTATTTAACAGGGTTTGAGGAGAGTGCTCTTCCCTGTACACCAATAAGTTTGTCATCCCTAACAAGAGGAATCACAATTCTTTTCTCACCATATTTGGTATTTGTAAATGACCCTGGTTTCAGAGTATTTACAAACACCTGAAAGTTTTCTGCATAGTAAAAATTTCCATCAAAGATGGCTCTGTTATGGAGATACTCTTTTGACACATTAACATCAAAGGCATTAGGTAAGTCAATCTTTACCTTTTTCTTAAAGGTTGGTTTAGAACTCTCAACCCTTTTAAAGATATCTTTTGGTTGTTCTACTGGATAGTTCTTCCCAGTATGATTACCTTTAAACTTTTCAAAGATATATTCTTTATGAGTAGGTTCATCAAACTGTTTCAGGAAGTTATTAAATGATATGTTCAACCCACAGTTATGACACTTGTAGTTAGTGTTATTCTTAACACGGTAGAAATACCCTCTAGCCTTCTTCTTATCCTTCTGGGAGTCCCCACAGATAGGACAACGGCAGTTATACAGGTTTGGTTTTATCTTCTTGAACTTTTGGAGTCTTGATGATATAAGTTGAATATATTTGACATCAATAAAATCCATTAGTCGTCAAGGGGAACCTCTTTCTATTGTAGGAGGTTCTATCCGTGGTGTCAACAGGCCTGACATCAATGGACCATTATTGATAATAAAGGATACCGCTGTCAGTCCACCAACTGCCATCCAGACACGTTTCTCTAGTCCACGTATTCTTTGCAACACACGGTCATAATCTGTGTCCATTTTATCACAGAGTTTGTCAATTTTTGCAAAGAGTACATAGTCAGTCTCTTCTTGTTTTGATATTCGCTCTTCATGGACAGCAAGCATCCTGCTAACTGATATATTTACCTCACTTAATTTCTCTATTGCACTGTCCAATTTGACAATGATAGGTTTAAGATCGTCTAACTTTTGCTCAATTAGAGCTACCTTTACCTGATCCATTGAAGGGTTTGAAGTATGGGTTAAAATCTAATGCCTTTTTCTTGGTCTTTCTATCAGTCCTTTTCTGTTTCCTGTCCATCAAATCTTTGATAGCCTTTCTAACATACTTATTTCTACCGTCCAATTTCATAACGGGGTCATAACCAGCAGTAGGACCAGCAGCAGCGGAGGAACCACTAAATCCACCAGATCCCCCAGGAGGATTTGCCACCATGCCTTCCTCATTGACACTGAACTCATTATACATTGCTGAACGAAATGCATCTACAAACTTATCAATCTTGTCCTTGTCCATTAGTAACTCGCTCCAGTTCTTCTAGGCATGTTTGATCCATCTCAATATCATGAATATATGTGTGAGGATACTCTGGTAATTTATTCATAAAAACAACGAATGTCTTTACAGTTGTCCACAGATCCTTTTCAATTTTATAAAACAACATGGGAGTAGCGGCATCACCAAAGATATTATATAATATGATAAAGTGATTTATCAGTAAGTGTATCTTTAGTTCACCGCTATTCTTATATCTTTTCAGGAGTCTCTTAATATACTTGAAGTGATTCAAGTCTTTATTAAAATCCTCCTTTGTTAAGGCCTGGGGATTTTCATAGTATTTAATGGCAAAGAGAAGGAAATTGCCTTCATTCAATTCATTGAAAATCATTAGTTATCAGGGAGTGGGATAGTCTGTTCCGCCTGTGGTAATACCAGACATTGCGACCAGAGTTTCTTTCTTAACTCTCAAATTACCTTCATTGTCATTATAGGTGGTAACACCAACCCAACCACCATGAGTTAGTTCGTACTGGGTTCCAGTCTCAGCTTCAGTGGAAGCCTCATTAGTACCATACACAAATGCATCGAAGCCATTTGCAAGAGTGGCAGACTCACTATAATGCGAATCAACAACTGTATATTTTGGAAGTTGTGATACTCCAAACTGTACACCGGCAATAGCGGCACCAGAAAGACCTGCTGTGGAACCAATAGTACACTGGACAGTAGATGCAATAGAAACGATTACTGCATCACCAAAGTAAGTAGTTGCCTTAGTACCAAAACGGAGTACATCACCCTCTTGAGCAGATCCGGTCTGACCAAAAGAAGTACCGGTTCCAGTAACAACACCTGTATCATAATCTAGGACGACAGCACCTACGCTATCTACATTGTCATTATTTCCCCAAAGTGCCATGTCTTTTCCTAATAAATTTTGTTAGATAGAAATATTTATAAAAACTAGAGAGACTGTATCTCTCCAAATTTTTACTCTTCTCTGGTCTTAATTGCCTTACTGACAACTTCAAGAAGTTGGTCATCCATATCAGTCTTGGTCAACTTAACTGCTTTAGCAAGAATAACAAGACAGATCTCAACCATCTTCTCACCAAGTTCTTCATTGTCAGGAATTTTATCGACAGCATCAGAAATAATTTTGGATGCGAGTGGAAGTAAGAATGCGAGCATGATAAACCTCATTGGGTATCTATACTCTATATATCAATCACTCTCTCCTACACGTGATTTTCCAACAGCATCATTCATCCTTTGTTGTGAAGTTCTTGTATCTTTAGGCTTTCTTGCTGCATTGGCTCTAGCGTCACGTTCATTTCTCTTGACACCATCACCAGCTTTGTAATCCTTACGAGGATTCTCTTTCCAATATTTTGCAGATGCTTTCATCTGATCAACTACACTCATGGCTTCAGTATTCAACTTGGCTGCGATGGCCATCTCACGTCTTTTTTTCTTTGACTTACCTTTGAACTGAGGAGCATCGGACTTATAGAAGTCGTCAATGACATCTCCCATATCAGCCTTCTTCATGTCCATCTTCTCATCAAGTTCTGTAACTTCAAGAAGTGTACCACCAATTTCTTCAAAGGCTTCCTTCATTGAAGGATTAATTACAATCTTATTCTTTATCTTCTTCTCAGTAATCTCTTTCTCAGAACCAGTATCAGTCTTTGGTTCCTGTTCAGGAATACCAGCAACTTCAATCAGGTCTTCTCTCCAATCTGAGAACTTATTTTTCCTTTTCATGAATCTCAGAGATTTCTACTTTTGTATCTATTTATGAATTCCTTGATATTTGTCTTAGGGCCTTTGTAAGGTTTTCCGCCGGGTTGAAGATTGGTCTTATCTCCTTTATCAAAACCAGGGGTCATCTTGGAAGCATACTTAAAGTAACCAGGACTTCCAACACGGGTATCAGGTTTCTTCTCTTCATATTCACGGAGATCACGAATCCAGGACTTAAACATGATATTATCTTCTGTCACACAGATAAGATAGTTAGTTCCTCTACGAACAATCTTACCTACAAATCCTGTATTCAAATTCTCTACCAACTGATTAATCTTAAAGATCTTACCACTCACATAGTTCTCTCTTAGGTTCTTCCAATCAAACTTAGGAGCAATTTCCCATAGACTCCAGGATTCTGTTTGAACCTGCATTGCTTTACGAACAGTATTCATCATCTGTTTTGTTGCCGTATCATCCAAAGTATCAGGAATACCTTTTCTGAAAGATTCAAAATCATTCTCTGTTGCAGCCTTTCTCATCTTAGAGGCAGACATACCAGAGACACCTTCTGCATCTTCGTCTCTTTCACCTGCAGAGATAGTTTCAATCTCTTCAAAATCATATAGATCACCATTGTATTTCTGGGCCAGGTTATCAAACTCAGCAACACGGTCAGAACCTACGACAATTTTGACATCAGAATATCCGTCATTACTTGCCAACTTCAATGCATCAAATATAGTTCTGATACTGTCATCATTGATAATATTATCACTATGATCAGGGAACATCTTCTTCATGAGTTCTGTCTTCTGATCAGTCTCTAAAGGATTTTTCTTAGGATCAACAGATCTTGATGGATAAATTCTCAGGTCACCATCAGCTGAAATCTGAAGGGCGGCATCAAGAAGTTTCTTATGTCCTACAGTTGGTGGATTAAATCTACCAAACACTAAGGTTATAGATTCTCCACTCTTCTCACTATTTCTACCTTCTTCTTCCTCACCACCACCACTTCTTCTTTCAGTAGGTTCTTCAGTTGATGCTCTCTTCTGTTGAGGAACTTCTTGTCTCTGTTGTGCTATGGGTTGTTGACCACCATCAGACTGAACTGATGATGTTCCTCTATCTACAAACTTAAGTTCACCACCAACTGTTCTCGCAACAGTCTTACCTGCTCTATCTTTCCATCCACCACTACCATCACTGACTAAACCAAGCTTCTTGGCCTTCTCAGATACAGGTGTACTTCTTGCTTCTGTAATAAATCTAAAGAAACTTTTCATCTTTTATCAGATTCCATAGAAGTATTTATTATCTTTGTGGTACTTGGATATGAACATTCTACCATATGTTTCAGACGTTCTCTTAGTTTCATCATATTCTTCTTTAAAAACTTTACCTGCTTTCTTATCATTTAAGATATCTTCATCAATCAAACCAAGTTCAAGTAACTTACGGTTCACTGCCTTTGGTTCCCTCTCCTCATTACCAACCTTGATTGCTTCTGCCCAACCTTCCATATACTTCTGACGATCTGCTGGTTTTGCATTTGCCATGGACTTCAAGAACCCACGATATACATTTTCCTGTAGAGCAACAGTTCTTCTACCACTTTTGTCTGTAATACCACGGGAAAGACCGGTTGCTTTAAGAAGTGTTTTACCAAGTTTGGACTTTATACCAGCAGCTTTTGCTTTATCTTTAGGTGTAGTTGCAACTCTACGGAACTCATCTCTCAAGCTTGTGTAATTTTTATCATCATTATTGAAGTGTTCGTCAAGAAGATCCATTGTAACGCCTTCACCTATACCTTTATTACCTTCACCCAAAAGTGTCTTAACTAGTTCATCTCCAACACTACCAATCTGGTTTTGTTTATCAAATAGTTTTTCAATACCACCAAAATCATCTTCCCCTTTGTCCTTATTTGGATCAACTTTCTTTTCAAAGAAGTCCTTCATAGACAAATCAACCTTTGTTTGATTGATATTGGAGTTAATGAGAGTCATATTATCATTATTCTCTCTCTGTTCCCACTCTTCTTTACCTGGCTTTCCCCCGTCTTTGTTATTAAAACCACGGACATGTTCTAGATCCATTGATTGAATGTCAAGAGGAAGACCCGTATATGCATCACGACCACTCTGTTCCAGGTAGATTCTCCACATCAACTTGGCCCTATCATTGGTACTAGCCATTCCTCTTCTTATTGTACCATCATCATTCTTACCAAGATAATGTATATCCTTATGTGCCTTATCATCAGACACATACTTATCATTGGTAACTTGACCCTTACCTTTCAGTGATTTCTTAAAGACTTCAGGAAGAACTTCAAATGACGCATCCACAAATTCATCAGATACTTCATTCGTCCTCACAGAATCAACAAACTTTTTGATTTGTTCTGGAGATCCGTCACCATAACCTTGTATCAGACGGTCACGGTTGGCCATAAGATTTTGAACATCTGCATAACCAAGATTGTTCTTACCTGCACCAGCGTTGACACGACCTTCATATGACTTTGCATGAGCCATTGACTGAAGAAATGACCTTTTACTTGTTACAGAAGGTATATTCTTTAGACTTTCTGTGAAAGAAGCAAACTTCTTCTCCATCATCTTTTGTTGACGATCAGTCAACGTCTTCATCATCTCTGTAGCTTCTTTTTC